GGGGTTTCCTATATCTACATTCTTTCGAAGATTGACCCGGACCGTGCGCCGTCGGTGCTGGGGAGCAACATCAAGGAGTGGGGGGAGGAACTTACACGTCTGCGTAGAAAACTGGCGTCGTACATGGAGAAACTGGTGGAATGCCCCACCGCTGCCGACTGCATTTCTTAAGGGTTGTGTGTACACACTCTATTACCTAGGCGCGTAACCATGATGGCGGAGATGGATGAACATTATAGTTTTGTACAATGGATCGGTCATTCCGTATCTCTAGTGGCCATTAGTGGGACTGTATTGGGGTTTTTACCGGCGTTTGCTGCTCTTCTTGCTGTCATTTGGTACGCTATTGAAATATACGAGAGCCCGACTGTACGCAGGTTTATATACGCGAGGGAGTTACGAAAGCTCGTTCGCTCGCGGGCGAGAACTGTGGCGCTGGAGTTGTCGATCAGGAATCGCGGCGGGGATTTGCAGGCTCTTGACGAAGCCAACCAAGTACACCTTGCTGCCGCCGGAAAGGCTGCTGGTTTGGTCCATGAGGCTATCGTGGTAGAGCGGAAAGCCGAGGTTCAGAGGATAGCCGAGGAGGACGCTAAGTCCACCCCATCTGGCTGATACGCGGGCCCCTGTTTACCCGCTGCGGCATCATATGACTTCGGATGTAAGGCATCATGCCGCCGTGCGCCACCAGGCAGGCGTATTGCAGATCATCCACGACGTGCGAGAACGCCACCTTGGTGCCCATGAAGTCCCCGCCGTAGTCCTTGTCGGGGACGGATTTCATGATTCCGCCTTGTTTCGTTTTTGCGAATCTGTATCCACCAGACATTGCACGGCAGAGCCAAGGGCATCCATTGCGGTTGATAAGTAGGGTTGGTCCACCGTTCGTTTGTCGGGCAAGGAGCGCTTCCACTGCTCTGATGCGTGGCTCGATGTCATTAGTCGGTGCAGGGAATGCAGATAGGCCCATTCGCTTAAGAGCATCGAAGCAACTTTCTTCCGCGATAGACCCTTTGGCGACGCCAGAAGGGTCTCCCACGACTGCGATCTTTGTCCCGAGGTACTTGCTTTGCATGAGTCGGGGTCGGAGGTTTTGGTTGACATGGAGTTCCAATCCTACGTTGATGCCCGGTATTTCCTCGTGCACGAGTAGACGCCCGAGGTGATCTGGCTGACATATGAGCGACCAGGGGTTTCTACCAAAATCTTGGGCGACGAGCAAGGGGTATCCTGGGATCACCAGTGTGTCGTCCACCATATGGAAGCTGGACTTGAAAGTGTTTTTGAATACAGCAGCGCCGCTTGGGTCGTCTCCGTATTGAGCAAAAACATATCTTTTTACCCAGTCGCTTTCTATTCCGTAGATGTCTACTAGACGCTCATAGTATCGGCGCCCCTGGGCGATGCGAACGGGGTGATCAATAGGTAGTTTTTTGGTTTCGTCTGTTTGCGTAAGGAAGTTTAGGTTTTCGGCTTCTTGGGAGACACCGGATGGTTGCTTGAAAATTTGAACATCCCGGGGGGCGTTTTCGATAAATGAGTGCCACTGGCCCATTTCTACTGGAAAGTTGCTATCTGCGATCCAGCCAAACCAACTTGGGTTGCCTCGCGCCCCCGACGGATAGCGTCCAAGACGACCACTTATTGGCCCCAGAACGTTTAGATCAACCTCCGTGACTTCAGATAGAAATGCCCCAGTTAGCTGCATAGACAGTAGGCGCGATTGATCTTTAGCATCCTCCAGTGGAATGAAAATATGTTCGCTACGAACGTCATCGAAGGCGAGGTGGTAGCAGCTTTCGGATACCTTCCAGCCGCCGAGGCCGTTAGCGGTTAGCCATGTTTCATAGTCTTGAAGAACGGTTGATTTTAACTGCTGCAGGGTTTGTCGTACGATAGCGAACCGGGTATAACGGAATCCATCTGGCGCCGGTGTTTGTGTGCAAGCTAGTTTAAGCAGTTCAATAATACACGCTGATGTTTTCCCACTGCCGATTGGGCCGAGGACTATGCGGCCGAAGGCCTTTGATTTCATGAACTTTGCTAGCGTCGGCGGTGCCGTAAAGATAAGATTACTCATTTTAGATAAGCTACCGCACGCAAAAGCCCCTCTCGCGTGTCACCCAATAACCCTATTCCTTTATTGCAGTTGTCACAAAGCACTCCACGTATGGTGTTTGTTTTGTGGTCGTGGTCTATTACGAGCCTCTTATCTGATAAACATATTGCGCAACCCCCCGCTTGTGACTTGAATGATTCAGCTTCAGCTACTGTCATTTTGTAGGAGTTACGATAGTATTGTGTGCGGCGGTACTCTGCATGCTTGCCAGGGTTTTTGGCGTACCATGCGCGTTGGTTCTGTTTAACGCGCTCAGGGTTTTTAGCCCGCCATTTCGCCTGGCCTTTACGGTGGCTTTCGCGTTTACGCCGGGCACGTTCTTCTGGTGCTATGTTAGACATGACGGAACATTTTCGGTACCACCTCGCCTTTGTTCCAAGCGCCGCATCCCTGGCACTGGTAACGTGTGTACTTGCGCGCTGCTGAGACGATGATCCCGCGCCGCTGCACATCCATGGACTGGCAGACCGGACAACAGGGACGATCCTGGTAGAGCCCCAAGTTCGGGTGGGTGGCCATGTAGGGCCGTAGGTGCTCGTACACCCGTTCAAGTAGCAGCACGTCTCGGCGGTTGTACTGCTTCATTTGGTTCCAGGCTTTTTGCTCCCCTGCCATAGTACGGCGCCAGAGGTCGAACCCGGTATTCGCCATCTTCTTGCCGACCCCGAGGTAGACCCCGAGATCGTTTAGTTTGTTGCTTTCGAAGGAGAAGTACTTGCGTGCCGCCTTGCAAGTGTCGATGGACTTCCAGGGGGCCGGCGGCTTCATGCCGTAGCGGATGAAACGCGCGTTCGCTTTCTTGATGTCGAACTTATCGCCGTTGTGCGCAATCAGTATGTCGGCTTCGTCAAATAATTTGTGCAGGTCCTTAATCAGAAAGAAGTCGTTTTCTAAATTCGATTTGTAGAGCGGGTAGTCACAGAGGGCCTTGGTGTAGATCGCTTTTTCGCCTAGCCATTTGTACGAGAAAGAGAGCATGTACCAGGGGGACTGGACGCTTATAATATCAGTTTCCCATAATTTCCCCCAGAAGTACCCTAGTGACGGCGCCGTCTCGATATCAAATAGTGCTATTTTCGGTGGGCTCTGACTGTATCTCAATGGTTTTTGTTTTGTCGAAGGCAACAGTATCGGCACCGAGGTTAATGACGATTTTGAACTTTTCCGTGGGGGCGTTTTGCTGGGCATTCTCTCCGACACCTGACATCTTTGCGAACAATTTCGCTAGCTCAATTACGGCGGGGGTAGGGTCCCGTGTCTTCCCGAGGTGCGCCGCAAGCGTAGGTAGTGCGTCTTCTAGCGCGATTGCACTCTCTAATGCAAGCCTTTGTTTAGTATTGCCGATGGCGTTCCATTCGGCGGTCATACTTGTCAGGGTATTCTGGAACGCTTCCGTGGCCGCCAGCCGGTCGTACTGGGCCTGGGACAGGCCGTGGGTCTTCAGGATGAACGGTAGCTCGTACATGTTGGTTGAGCAGTCGCGCACGAGCGCAGCCACCCGCTGGATGGTCCACCCTTCGGGCATTTGGGCCGGGGGGGACGGGAGGGTGACGGGTAAAGCGATGGATTCGGGTTCGTCGGTCATAGATGACCCTGATACTAGAGGGGTTAACGATCTGTTATTCTACCTAGAATACCGTGGCGTAACAAGTGCATCCGACACGGGCTTCCAGTATGGACGGTTTGGGCCAAGCGGGCGTTATAAATGTTGTCCCCCCCGCTGCTTTAGAGCAACAACTGCAACAGCAGGCCCAGGATAAGGCGGCGGCTAATCAGCCCGCTCCCGACCAGGACCCGGCCCAGTTAGCGTCTTATATTAAAGGCCGGTTCGAGATATTTCGTAACCACCGGAATACTGCCGCCGGGTGGTCCGAGCGCCTGCTTCAATCGTTGCGCACGTTTAACGGGCAGTATGACCAGACCCGGCTCCAGGAAATCCGCAAGTTTGGCGGGTCCGAAATCTATGCCCGCTTGATCGCCCAGAAATGCCGGGCGGCGTCGTCCCTTCTGCGGGACATTTACCTGTCCCAGGATCGCCCGTGGGCCGTCCGGCCGCCATCGAGCCCGGACGTTCCCCCGGAGATTATGCAGTCAATCAATACCCTTATCCAGCAGGAGGGCCAGCAGGTGGCTCAGACGCTGGGGCGTCCGCCCTCCGGTGGGGACATGGAGCAGCGCCGGACAACTCTCATCGAGAGTGCCGAGGATGCGGCAAAGAAGAAGGCGGAACAGCAGGCCCGCGATAGCGAAGACAAGATCGAGGACATGTTGCGCGCTGGCGGGTTTTATCACGCTCTCGCTGAATTTTTGGTTGATCTACCGGTATTCACGTTTGCGGTTATCAAGGGTCCTGTGGTTAAGGTGGTGCCCACGGTTACGTGGCCCCCGGGCGGCGGCCAGCCGTCCGTCAAGATGAAGCCCACCCTGACGTGGAACCGGGTGTCCCCGTTTGACCTATGGTTTACTCCTGGGGTGGCGGATATCGAGAATGCGGAAGTTATTGAGAAACTTCGTATCACGCGTGGAGAGCTTAATGATCTCCTGGACCTGCCCGGCTACAACCAGGATGAAATTCGGGCGGTTCTGGACGAGTATGGCCGTGGTGGTCTATACGATGCGTGGGATACGACGGACGCAGAGCGGGCGGTCTTAGAGAGCCGGGAGAATCCGGCTTGGAACCGCTCCGCCATGATCACCATGATGGAGTACAACGGGAATGTCCAAGGCCGAATACTTCAGGATTATGGTCTTGCTGTGCCTGACGAGCTGCGTGATTATTCCGTACAGGTTTGGTGTATCGGAACTCATGTCATCAAAGCGCATTTATCGCCCAGCCCTCGCCAACGGCACCCGTATTTCATTACCAGTTTTGAAAAGGTTCCTGGTACCCCTGTTGGCAATTCCCTTGTGGATTTGCTCTCCGATATGCAGGAGGCCGCCAACGCCACGCTTCGCTCTCTTATCAACAACCTTTCGATATCGTCGGGTCCGCAGGTTGTCGTCAACGACGACCGGATAACCCCGGACGAAGCGAATGCCGACCTGTATCCGTGGAAGCGGTGGCATGTACGGAACGACCCGGTGGGCAATAATGCCCAGCCGCCGATCTCGTTTTTCATGCCGACCAGCAACTCGGACTCACTTATCAAGGTCTACCAGTCCTTTGTAGAGATTGCGGATGACGTAAGCGCCATCCCTAAATATGTCGGTGGGTCAGGGTCTAGCGGCGGTGCCGGACGGACAGCCAGCGGTCTGGCTATGCTGATGGGTAACGCCTCAAAGATTTTGCAGAGCGTTTCGGCTAACATCGACCGCGATGTAATCGAACCCGCGCTTCTCCAACTATCTGACCTGATCCTGCTCACCGACACTACCGGTATTCTGACCGGGGAGGAGAGCATCAGCGTCCTGGGCGTCAACGTGGCGATCCAGCGGGAGACGATCCGCCAGCGGCAGATCGAGTTCTTGCAGGCCACCATGAACCCGACCGACCAGAAGATCGTGGGGATCAAGGGGCGCGGTGCCGTGCTCCGTGCCGTGTCCCAGACCATCGGCCTCAACGGCGAAGAAGTTGTGCCCTCCGACGACCAGCTTGAGCAGATGCAGAAGGCCGAACAGCAGCAACAGGCTCAGGGACCAGTCATGGAACAGGTCCAGAAGGGCGTGGCTAGAGGCGTGGAGGCTGGTATCCAGACGATAACGAAGGAGTTGACAGCCGGCGAGATTGCTGCTCAGATAGGAATGCCTGAAGGCATGCCCACGCACATTGGCACTTTGCCCGGTACGGGTGGCCAACCTAACGGTAGTGGCTCGCAAGATGCCGCTGTGGGCCAGGGCACGAAACAGGGCCCCCTTCAAGGTCAAGGGGGCCCACAAACTCACCTGGTTGGCTCTCAGCCTGGGGCGGGGGCGAAACCTATTAGTGCAGGTATAGGCGGTTGAGACATCACTTTATCAGCGGCCTCCCCCGTGCCGGTTCCACGCTCCTCGCGTCTATCCTGAACCAGAACCCAGCTTGTTATTCTTCTATAGCATCCCCGCTCGGGCATATTGTAGTAGAGGGGTTATGGGCAATGGGGCCAAGTAATGAGTCGAGGAGTTTTATAACTGAGAAGCAACGCCACGATATGCTGTGTGGCTTATTTACAAACTACTACAAGGATCATCAGCGCGGTAGTGTTATTTTAGATAATAACCGCCGTTGGACAGCCAATATCGCCCTCCTTGCCAACCTATTCCCAGAGTGCAAGATAGTATGCTGCGTCCGCCCCCCTGCCGCGATTGTGGACAGCTTCGAGCAGTTGTTCCAAGCCAACCCTATGGACCTTAGTGTGGTCTATGGTTCGCGGACCAATACTACGGTTTACGACCGAGTATCCGAGGTTATGTGCGGTACTGGCGTTCTTGGGTACGCACTGAACGCACTTCGGTCTGCTTATTATGGCCCTCATGCCGACAGGCTCGTTTTCGTGAATTACGACGACCTGGCACGGTTCCCGCAGGCAATTATGGATGACTTGACCGCTTCCCTCGATCTACCCGCCCACAACTATCAGTTTGACGCTATTCAGCAGGTTCCGGGGTCAGAACAGTTTGATAAGGAACTTTCAACTCCTGGCATGCATACCTTGAAGCCAAAAGTTGAATACGTGGACCGCCCGACCATACTCCCGCCGGATATTTGGCAGTCGCTGCCGAAGCCGTTTTGGCTTGGTAACGAAGTCGTAACCCCTCCGACATAATGTCGGCGTGACTATTCAAAGGGCCTGCCATGGCGATACTTTCCAGCACCAACTATGACCGCAACAAGATCGGTCCGACGCTTAAGCTCGTGGTTGAGGCACTTGCTGGTGCTACTGGCGCTGCGAATTATCCCACTGGTAACACAGGTGCTACCGGCCAGACGACCGGAACCACTGGCCCTGCCGGTGCTCCTGGCCCCACGGGTCCGACCGGACCGACGGGTGTAAATACAGGTCCAGACGGCCCGCGCGGACCGCAGGGCTATAGCGTAATGACTGGGCCGACCGGCAATACCGGCCCGACTGGCAATACCGGCCCTGTTGGTGCGCTCGGCCCGACTGGCCCCTATAACGGTGTGACGGGTAATACCGGCCCCGCTGGTGCGGCCACTGGTACGACGGGTTGGTTCGGTAATACGGGTAACACGGGCCCGACTGGCCCGACTGGTGTCACTGGCGCTGACGGTGTCGTGGGGCCCTATGGCCCGACCGGCCCGACCGGCCCTAGTGGGACGGTTGTTACGTTGTTTATCGCGCCTACGTCTGATCCGCACGTTTCCGGGCTGGCTTGGAACGACGCAGGCACTCCTAAAGTTTCGACGGGGTAAGGTGGCAGCATGGCCCGTAATATTCTAGTCTCCCCGCACTACGACCCAAATATGATCGGCCCGATCCTTAAGCAGGTCGTGGACGAAATCAATGCTGGAACTTATAGCGGGGCCACCGGTAACACCGGCCCCGCTGGTGCCCCTGGCGGGGTTGCGGGTGCGACCGGACCTACGGGAACGGTAACAGGACCCACAGGGTCGTCTGGCGGCGCTCAGGGCGTTGCTGGCGGTACCGGGTCTACCGGCGCGACCGGCCCAACTGGTCCAGCTGGTGCCCCTGGCCCCACGGTTACCGGCCCGACCGGCCCGACCGGTGGAACGCCGGTAGCAGGTACTTCTACCGGCCCGACCGGCCCTGCCGGTGCGATAGGCGGGACGACAGGTAAAACAGGTCCGACCGGCCCCACGGGTGTCACGGGGGCGCGCGGCCCGACCGGTTCCTCCGGGCCGGCCGGTGCTCCTGGTCTAACTGGTATTACGGGGCCGACCGGGGTGTCCTTTTTCGTGTTTAAGCCGCCGACCTCTGACCCGCACGTTGTTAATCAGATTTGGTCGAACGCTGGCACTCTAACCGTTTCGGCAGGATAAGATGGCCACATTCCCGATTGACCCTCCGCTTCCTGACACGTACGACGACAACACCATTCCTCAGGTGCTCGCGTACTGCGCGCAGGTCCTTAACGAGGGCAGCGCGACAGGTCCAACCGGAAACACCGGCCCTGCCGGCGGCGGGTCCACGACTGGCCCTACTGGCCCGACGGGTGGAACGCGGGTTTTCGTTACCCAGGTTTCTACCGCTGGGACAGGCGGTTGGACCGGTTCGTTTCAGTTCATGGGTCCTACGGGTCCCGCAGGTGGGATTAGGGGCGCTGCCGGGCCTGTTGGTTATGCCGGACTGACTGGGCCCCAGGGAATGACTGGCCCGTCTGGTTATACGGGATACACAGGTATCACCGGTGGCACTGGGTATCTTGGTAGCCCGACGGTTCCCGGCCCCGCTGGTGCGGCGGGCGCAAATCCGACCGCGACTGGTACGACTGGTCCCACTGGTCCGACCGGTTTGACCGGTACCTTTGGCAATACAGGCTGTTCGGGTCCGACCGGGAAAACTGGTCCGACCGGTGGATATGTCACCCAGCAACCCACGATTGGGACTGGTGGATCGGGCAACTCTGGCGGGTACCTGTACATGGGACCGCAGGGCCCCATCGGCCCGATCCAGAACACTATCTATGTTGCACCCACCACCGACCCTCAAGTTAAAGGGGCGATGTGGATTAACCACGGCGTTATTACATTTTCCGCAGGTTTGTACGGCGCTACCGGTTTTTACTAGGGATTGACATAGTTGCTTTAGTTGCGTTATTAGGGGCCGTGAAAGCGGCCCCTTCTCATTGGTGACCTCATGCGCCTGATGTTGAATTGTATCGTTAAGAACGAGGCTGCACGCATAGAACGCATGCTTAAGAGCGCATTACCGTATATTACGAGTATTGCGGTCGTAGATACAGGAAGTTCTGATAATACAAGAGCGGAGATTGAATGTTTTGCTCGAACCCATGATCTGCCTTGTGTGGTGGGTGTAGCGCCCTTTGAAGACTGGTCGCAGGCTCGTAATGCAGCCCTTGATTGCGCCAGAGTTTTTTCTCTGCTGCACCCGGCTGATTACTTCCTTCTCATGGACGCTGACATGGAGCTTGTCGTCCTTGACAGAGACAAGTTCATGGCGAGCCGCGACGGCCCTAGCTATGATATGTACCAGGTTGCCGGGACTACCCATTATCAGAACCGCAGGCTTATACATTCCGGTGTTACCGGGGGCTACCGTGGAGCAACCCACGAATATCTTGATATCGCGACAGCCGGCCTGATCCCGGAAGAGGTGGCGTACTTCAAGGATCACGCCGACGGTTCAAACCGGCCCGACAAGTTCAAGCGCGACATCCGACTCCTGCTTGGCGATCTGGAGAAGGACCCGAAGAACGAACGCGCCATGTTCTATCTGGCGCAGTCATACCGGGACGCCGGTGAGTATGCCTCTGCTGCCGAGTGGTACAAGAAGCGGGTGGCGGCGGGGGGCTGGGATGAGGAGGTGTGGAACGCACAACTGTGCTACGCCCATTGTTTGAAGGACCTGGGGGACGATGCGGGGTTTATTGGTAACCTGTTGCTCGCCCACGACATGCGCCCCTCCCGTGCCGAGTCGATGTACGACCTGTCGAAGGACTGTCGTGAGAAAGGGAGGAACTGGCTGGCGATGACGGCGGCCATGTTGGCGGTTGATACGCCGTTGTCTAAGGATGCGTTGTTCGTCAATAACTTCGTTTACGATGTTGGGGTGAAGGAGGAAGTTTCTATCTCTGCCTTCTACGTGGAGGGTAAGAAGCAGATTGGGTATGACACGTGCGGCGAACTGATGATGAACAAGGGGCCGTATGACTGGGTAAAGCATGGGGCCCGCGACAATATCATTCACTACCTGGAGCCGCTTTCGCATTTCTGCCCGTCGTTTCGGTGGGAGCGTATCCCGTTCGAGCCGCCCGAAAACTGGATCGCGATGAACCCCAGCGTTACTTCGGCCAACGGGTACCCTGTGGTGAATATCCGGTGCGTGAACTACCGGATTGACGAAGAAGGGCGGTACCTGATCCGGGGCACGGACGGGACGGCGAACGGGGAAAACCCCATAAATACACGCAACTTTATCATGTCCATGGGCCTTCATGGGTGGGGGCACCCGGCGGAAGTGTTTAACCCGCCCAATATGCCCTGTGAGTGGCCGCTCGTTATCGGCTTCGAGGACATGCGGCTGATACACTGGGACGGGCTGCTGTGGTCGTCGTCCACGGTGCGGCAACTCCACGCTGACGGTAATTGCGAGCAAGTGTTAACCCGCTTGCTGCCCAGCGAGAACGGGTTTGTACACACTGACATGAAGCGCATGCTCCGCATGCCGCGCCAGACCGAGAAGAACTGGGCTCCTGTCGTTTTGCCGAGCGGCATACACTTCATGTGGCGCCCGGGGGAGGTTGTGGATACGAACGGTGTTACGGTGCGGAAGCACGACCTCGGCGTTGCCACCGACAACGTCAGTGGGTCGTCGCAACTTATCCCGTTCCACGATGGCTGGCTTGCGATCACGCACGAGGCCCGGCATTTTCAGGGTAAGGCTGTTCGGTACTACATCCATCGGTTCGTCTGGTATGACGAGGAATTCAAGACCGCCAAGTTCTCCCTGCCGTTCTTCTTTCACGAGCGGGGTATCGAGTTCGTAGGCGGTATGTGCTGGAACCAAGGGAATCTTATGATCTCATATGGGTACAAGGACGAGGAAGCCCGCATGGCGACGGTGCGACCCGACGAGGTTTGGAATTTCGTATGCCGAAAAAAGTAGTCGTTACCGGCTACGTGCCGATACAAAACCATACGCGCTCGCCAAAGGAATATGGCGAGCTTGGGGAACTGTATGGCAAGATCGACTGTGTTGCGGCGGATTGTGTTGTTATGCCGTTCTACGAAACTGTAGCGGAGACGTGGCTGCATAAGTACCTGCTTCACGCGGGCAAAGTTACCCATTCGGCGGGGGATAACCCCGCTAAGAACTCGCTGGCGTACCTCTGCGTTCAGCACCAGAAGTTCGCGTGGCTGATGAAGGCCGCCATTAAGTATCCGGCGGATACGTACATCTGGATCGACTACGGCATCGCCCGCCTGCCTGGTGTTACCCCGGAGGTCGTGCAGCGGTTCCTGGAGGCAATCGAGCCGGATGATTTCACTATTCCGGGGTGT